GAGTACATAGACGTAGCGAAAGGCAAATATAAGATGCCAGAAACTATAAAAGAAAGCGTAAAACAATTTAAGCAAGAGATATGGCACAAAAAGTAGAGATAGATGTAGTAGCTAAAACTGACAAAGCCACAAAAGCAATTAATAATCTTAACTCAGCTTTAGATAAAGTTTCTACTGCTGGAGACAAGCAAAGGAAAGGTTTTAAAGCTTTAGACAAAGTTACTGGGGGTTATGCTACTAAAGTAAAAGATCTAGCTGGTGCTGTTAAAGATGGTATTGGAGGATTTAAGGGTTTAATAAAAACTGTTAAAGGCTTTAGAACAGCTTTACTTACTACTGGTATAGGAGCTTTAGTAGTTGCTTTAGGTTTAGTGGTTGCTTATTGGGATGATATTAAGGATGCTGTTAATGGAGTCAGTAAGGCTCAAAAAGAATCTTTAGACTTACAGAAAGAGGCTGTACTAGAATCTGAAAAACAAGCAGAGATTACTCGCTCAATGGAGAATACTCTTAAGCTTCAAGGTAAGACTGAAAAACAAATAAGAGACTTAAAAAAGCAACAATTAGGAGAGACTATAAAAAATCTAGAAGCTCAACTACTTACTCAGAGAGAAATGAAAAAGTCTCAAGTAGAAGCAGCAGAAAGAAACAAAAGTATTGCTAAAGGTATAATAGCCTTTTTATCAGCACCTATATTAATTCTTACTGGTTTAGTTGATGGTATTACTAATAGTCTAGCTGCTGTAGGTGTATTAGAAGAGGGAACTAGTTTAACTGAGGACTACTTAGAAACTACATCATCATTTTTATTTGATCCAGAAAAGGTGGCTGCTGAAGGCGATGCAGTAATAGATGAAACTGAGAAAAAGTTAAGAGAGTTAAAGAACAAAAGAGATGGCTTTATTCTACAAGACAATAAGGAAGAACAAGCTAGGATAAAGAAAGAGAATGAAGAGAAGCTAAAACTAGAAGAGGAGTATCAAAAAAGATTAGCAGACTTAAAAAACAGAATTAGAGAAGCAGAGGCTAATACAGAGGAAGAGGCTAGAGCTTTAGAATTAAAAAAGATAGAAGAGCATAACAAGAAACTAATGGCTGAGGCTTTAGCTAATGGTCTATTAAGTCAAGAGCTAATTAATTCTCTTAATGAAACCTTACAAGCTAAGAAGGATGAGTTTGCTTTAAAAGATAGAGAAAAAGCTCAAGCTAAAAAGATAGAGGAATTAGAACTAGATAGAGAGTTTGATACCCTAACCTTTGATGAGCAGAGAGCTATACTACAAGCTAGAGAGGATATACTTAATGAGGATAAACTTTTAAGCACTAAACAACAAGAGGATTTAGAGCAACAGTTTGCAGATGCTAGGGTAAGTATAGCAGATGCAGAGTTTAAAGCTAAAATGACTGCTGCTATGGGTTATGCTAGTGCGTTATCAGATGTTAGTGGAGTTATAGGAGAAGAAACTGCGGCTGGTAAAGCGATGGCAGTAGCGGCTTCTTTAATTAATACTTATGCTTCTATTGCTGGTCAAATACGAGCATTTTCTGAAGTTGGGATACCTGGCTATGCTATTGCACAAGCGATTGCTACTGGTGCGGTAGGGTTTGCTAATGTTAAAAAGATTATTTCTACTAAAATACCTAAATCTAGTGGTGGTGGTGGAGGAGGAGCATCTGCTGGAGCAGCAGCAGCTACACCTCAAGCTCCTAGCTTTAATATAGTTGGTGCTACAGAAACAAGTCAATTAGCAGAAGCAGTAGGAAGTCAAACACAAGAGCCAGTACAAGCCTATGTAGTAGCTAATGACATAACTACTGCACAGAGTTTAGAGAATAATATTGTAGAGGGTGCTACTCTTTAACAAAATAGAAATTAATAACGTTATAATAGTATGAGAATAGTAGAACTTATAATTGAAGAGGATGATGACAGCTTATTTGCTGGTATTGATGCAATCAGTATTGTAGAGCATCCAGCTATAGAGGAAAACTTTGTAGCACTTAATCAACAAAAGGAATATAAACTAGCAGAAGCAGATACAGATAAAAGACTACTTACTGGAGCTTTACTAGTACCTAATAAAACTATCTACAGAAAGGATGGTAATGATGAGTACTATATTTACTTTACTAGAGAGACAGTCCGTAAAGCATCTGAGATGTTTTTAATGAATGGCTATCAAAATAATTCTACATTTGAGCATAAGCTAGAGTTGTCTGGTCTTAGCTTGGTAGAGTCTTGGATAGTAGAGGATGAGGTAAAAGATAAAAGTCAGATATACGATATGGACTTACCTATAGGAACTTGGGTAGGTACTATGAAAGTAACTAATGAAGAGGTCTGGCAAGATTTCGTAAAAACTGGTAAGGTTAAGGGCTTCTCAATAGAGGGCTACTTTGTAGAGAAGAGTAAAAAAGAAGAGCTTAGCAAAGAAATAGAAGCTGGACTAGAGCTACTAAAGATTAAACAGATGATCCTAGAAGCAGAAACAAAGCTAGAATCTTATACAGACTATCCAGAGAGTGCTAGTAATAACGCTAAACGAGCTTTAGAGTGGGCAGAGAAAAATGGATGGGGTAGCTGTGGCACTGATGTAGGAAAAAAAAGAGCAAACCAATTAGCTAAGAAAGAGGGTATAACTAGAGATACAATTTCTAGAATGGCTAGTTTCAAAAGACATCAACAGCATAAAGATGTACCATACTCTGAGGGGTGTGGAGGATTGATGTGGGATGCTTGGGGAGGCACTTCTGGTGTAGAGTGGGCTATTAACAAACTAAAAGAGTTAGATGCGTAAAGACAATAAAACACCTAGCAGAACCAGTCCTAAGAATAGCAAAAGAGGATGTTTGTGTAAAGATCAATTAACATACTCTAGAAAGTGCTGTGATGGTAGCCTATGGGCTCAAGGAATTGGTAAAAGTAAAGGAGAGGTTATTACTGGGGTTTGGTATGGATATTTAGTAGAGAGATGCTCAGATGCTCACACACATCACGTTCATATGCACGATACGGAGCTTATTGTAGGTAAAACTTACTACTTAACTCTAGAGAATAATCATAATGGTTGCTATACAGTAACAGCAGAGCATCATTCAGAAGGTATACATATAAATACAGCATCTATTGCTTATGATGACTGTACAGCTTGTGAGGATGCTAATTAAAAATGCAAAAAAAATAATACAAACGTTATATTATTATGAACACAAAAAATACAGTATTCAGTAGGCTGTTTGATGCAGATAAGCATAGAGAGTTGAAACTAAAAGAAGAAAAAAAATTAGAGCTAGGCTTAGTAAATGAGCTAGACTACGAATTCGACTACTTACAAGAAGAGGTAGGTCGTTTATCTTATTCTGTAGATGAGTGGTTTGACGAGAAGTTTGATGTATGGTTTGAAATAGGTAGAGAGATTTACTCTGTATATTTTCAAAACAGTGAAACTTTTTTAAGTCCAGAAGATTTAGCTGATGATAAGAGTAAACTATTACAGATTAAAGAGAAAGCTGAGGAACTAGGATTAGATGTTACAGAAGTTTATCCAAACTATGAAGAACACATAAGAGAAATAGACTATCTAGCAGAATTAGATCAGCGTTTCATTATGCAACAACAACAATTTAGAGACGAAAGTAAAAGCGTATAAACTATGAACACAAAGAAAACAGTATTTAGCAAGATAGCTAAAGGGATGCCTAAGAAACAAGTTAAGCTAGGATTAATAGATAACTTTTATACAGAATTTTCTAATTTAGAAGATGAATTAAGTACTTTAAGTTATTTAGCTTATGATTGGTTTGATGAAAAATATGAAGCTTTTAGAGATGCTTTTACAGAGATTAATGATGTATTTTATATGGGTGCTGGAAATCAAATAACCTATGCAGATGTACAAACTGATTTAGATACTTTAAATGAAATTAAAATAAAAGCTGAAGAGCTTGGATTATCTCCAGAGGAAGTATATCCAGATTATGATAGACATATAGAATTGATACAATACATAAAAGAGGCTGATGAGCAATTTTATGCTAATAAAGATAGATTTGATCAATTTAAACCATAATTAATTAATAAATAAATAAATATGAAAACGACAGAAATGTTATCTAAGATTAAAGCTCTTTTGAATACTAACGTAAAGTTAGCTCAACAGACTTTAGACAATGGTACAGTAATCGAAGCTGAGTCTTTTGAGGCTGGTCAGTCTGTTTTTATTGTTACTGAGGATGAGCGTGTAGCACTTCCAATCGGAGAATACAAATTAGAGGATGGAAGATCCCTAGTTGTAGAGGAAGAGGGAGTTATTGCTTCTATTGGAGAAGCCGAAGCACCAGCAGAAGAGGTAGTAGTAGAAGCTGAAGAAGAAGTTATCGAAACTGAAGTACCAGAAGAAGTAGCTCCAGAAGTGGAAGCTATCGTACAAGCAGTAGTTGATGTAGTTGCACCAGCTATTGAGGAAGTAAAGGAAGAGTTAAAAGAGCTTAAGAAAAAGTTTGATGACTCTTACGAGAAAAAAGACGAAGAGAAAAAAGAGGAGATGTCTAGAAAATTCAAGCATAGCCCAGAAAGAAAAGCTTCTAAAAAACAAGAAGTAAAGTTTTCTCAAAACAGAAACGAAACTACTCTAGATAGAGTATTAAGACAATTAAATAAATAATAAAAAAATGAAAAAGACTAATCTTTATGCTGGTAATGGTAGTGTAAACACTATTACCTCAACGTATGCTGGAGAATTTGCTGGAAAGTACATCGCAGCAGCACTTTTAAGTGGTAAGACTCTTAACGATGGAGCTGTCACTATTAAACCTAATGTAAAATACAAAGAAGTAATCAAGAAAATCGCTTCTACTGGTATTGTTGCTAATGCTTCTTGTGATTTCACAGAGACTGCTGATGCTTTAACACTAACAGAAAGAATCCTTGAGCCTACTGAATTACAAGTAAACCTTGTTTTGTGTAAGGCTGATTTTCGTAAGGACTGGGAAGCTGTACAGATGGGATATTCTGCTTACGATTCTCTTCCTCCAGCGTTTTCTGATTTCTTAATCGGTCACGTTGCTTCTAAAGTAGCTGAGAAAACTGAGCAAGACTTATGGGCTGGTGCTTATGATGGATCTAACGGACAGTTTGATGGTTTCACTACTCTTATGGCTGCTGATGGAACAGTAAATGATGCTGCTAATGACTCAGAAACTTCTTTTACTTCTACAAACATTATAGCTCTTTTAGGAAATGT